AGGTAAGTATTGGTCTGGGGGACATTGAGATTGACTTGAAGCCTGAGAAAGAGACGGCCAAGGACTTTGATGCCAATCTTGCGAACTTCATGGATGACGGTGACTTGGATACTCTTGGCCAAGAGTTGATAGAAGATTTTGATAAAGACACCCAAGACCGCAAGGAGTGGATCAAAACTTATGTTGATGGCCTGAAACTGTTGGGCTTGCAGTATGAAGACCGCACTGAGCCGTGGCAAGGGGCTTGTGGCGTGTTTCATCCCATGCTTACAGAATCAGTCGTGCGTTTTCAGTCTGAGGCAATGATGGAAACATTCCCTGCTATGGGGCCTGTGAAGACTCAGATTGTTGGGGCGATTGACTTGTTACGTGAAGAGGCTGCTGCCCGCGTGCGCGAGGACATGAACTATCAGCTCACTGAAGTGATGACTGAGTACCGGCCAGAGCACGAGAAGATGTTGTGGTCACTCCCGTTGGCGGGCTCAGCGTTCAAAAAGGTGTACTACGACCCCAGTAAGGGTCGGCAGATGGCGGTGTTCATCCCCGCTGAAGACATCGTAGTTCCATACGGCGCGAGAGATTTGGAGACAGCCGAGCGGGTCACGCACGTCATGCGTAAGACTGAAAACGAGGTGCGCAAGTTACAAGAAGCTGGGTTCTACAGTGATGTGGAGCTGGGCGAACCCGGCTACGAGCTGGATGATATTGAGAAGCAGAAGGCCGAAGAACAAGGCATGTCGGCCTTGAACGATGACCGCTTCCGTATTCTTGAGATGCACGTTGACTTGGACTTGCCCGGGTACGAGCATAAAGACAAGAAGGGTAAGGAGACTGGGATTGCCTTACCTTATGTTGTGACTGTGGAAAAAGGAACCCGCAAAGTTTTAGCCATACGGAGGAATTGGTACGAAGATGACGAACTACACACTAAACGACAGCATTTTGTTCACTACCAATACATCCCCGGTTTTGGCTTCTATGGTTACGGCCTTATCCACCTTATCGGCGGGTACGCGAAGAGCGCGACGATGCTCATCCGTCAACTCGTGGATGCAGGAACACTTTCGAACTTACCCGGGGGTCTCAAATCTCGTGGTCTCCGCATCAAAGGTGACGATACACCTATCCAGCCCGGAGAGTTCCGAGATGTAGACGTCCCAAGCGGCTCAATCCGGGACAACATTCTGCCTCTGCCGTACAAGGAACCAAGTCAGGTTCTCTTTGCTTTGTTCCAGAATATCGTCCAAGAGGGCCGTGCGTTTGCCTCAAGTGGCGATATGAACGTGTCCGATATGTCGAGCCAAGCTCCTGTGGGTACAACTCTGGCTCTGTTGGAGCGTACTCTCAAGGTGATGACAGCGGTCCAAGCCCGTCTGCACTACACCATGAAGCAGGAGTTTCGTCTGCTCAAGGTCATCATCGCCGACTATACGCCCGAGGAGTATGACTACGAGCCAGAAGACGCAGGTCGTAAGGCCAAGAAGTCGGACTACGACAGCACAGATGTAATTCCAGTCAGTGATCCCAACGCTGCGACGATGGCGCAGAAGATTGTGCAGTATCAAGCGGTCTTGCAGTTGGCTCAAAGTGCGCCGCAGTTGTACAACTTACCGCTGTTGCACCGCCAAATGATTGAAGTGCTGGGTATCAAGAATGCCAACAAACTTGTACCGGTGGAAGACGACCAAGTGCCGACTGACCCAGTGCAGGAGAATCAGAACCTGCTGATCATGAAGCCGGTTAAGGCGTTCATCGAACAAAACCACGAGGCGCATATTCAAGCGCACATGGCCGCTATTCAGAATCCGAAGATTCAGCAGATGATGCAGATGAACCCGCAAGCACAAGCGATCATGGCCGCAGCTATGGCTCACATCAACGAGCACATTGCGTTTGAGTACCGCAAGCAGGTGGAGATGGCCATTGGTATGCCGCTGCCCAATGAAGAGCAGAACAAGCAGGTTCCTCCAAACATGGCCGATCAGATTGCCATGATGACTGCCCAAGCGTCACAGCAGTTGACTCAGCAAGCTCAACAACAAGCTGCGCAACAACAAGCTCAGCAGCAGATGCAGGACCCAATTGTCCAGATGCAGATGCAAGAGCTTCAGCTCAAACAACAAGACTTGCAGCTCAAGCAGCAGAAGCAAGCGATGGAAGCTGCTGCCAAAGCAGACCAAATTCGTGTCGAAGAGGCCCGCATCGCGGCGCAAAAAGAAATCGCGGCCATGCAGGTGGGAGCCTCCACAGCCGCTGCAAAAGACAAGCTCTCCAAACAGATGGAGATGGAAGGAGTTCGTATGGGCATAGACGCTGCAAAACACCGCGCTCAAATGGCCATGCAAAACGCGCAACGGGCAGCGCAACGAAACCAGCCTAGCAACAAGAAGGAGAATAAGTGAACGAGTACAAACTACTTGGTCCAATTTTTAACGAAATCCGCAAGCTGAAACAAGAGCGAGAAGCTTTTGTAGCGGCTGGGCGCTGTGATCACATTGAAGAGTACCGAAGAGTCTGCGGAGTTATCCAAGGTTTGAACTACGCAGAGAACATCATTGAAGACCTTGTGCAAAAAATGGAGAAAGCTGATGACTGAATTTGACGTTGCTGCGGTTGATCTGACCGGCATTTTGAACAAAAGCGCCGAAGAAAAAGCCAAACAATTGCCTGATCCCAAGACTTTCCGTCTGTTGTGTGTTGTTCCAGAAGCTATGGAAGAGTACGCAGACAGCGAAGTTGGTCTACTCAAAGACTCAAAAACCATGCACTACGAGGAAGTACTGACCCCAGTACTGTTCGTTATAAAGCTTGGCCCCGATGCTTACAAAGACACTACCCGGTTCCCAAGTGGACCGAGCTGTAAGGAAGGTGATTTCATCATCGTCCGCCCCAATTCAGGCACTCGCCTGAAGATTCATGGCCGTGAGTTCCGCATCATCAACGATGACAGCGTGGAAGCGGTTGTGGAGGACCCCCGTGGTATCACGCGTGCTGCATAAGGAGTAACACATGGCAACAAAATTTGATGAGACTTATGAGTTTCCCGACGAGCTAGAAGCCAAGAAAGCTGCTGCTGAAGAGGACAAACTTGAGATCGAGATTGAGGACGACACCCCCGCCGAAGATCGTGGTCGCAAGCCTATGAAAGAACCTGTCGAGGATGTATCCGACGATGAGTTGGCTACCTACGACGAGAAAGTTCAGAAGCGGATCAAGAAGTTCACCCGTGGTTATCACGATGAGCGACGCGCCAAAGAACAAGCACTGCGCGAGCGCGAGGCCACTGAAGCCTATGCACGCCAGATCATTGAAGAGAACAAACGGCTTCAACAACAGCTTTCTAATGGAAGTAAAGTACTAATTGAACAGTCTCAGTCGGGCGCACAGCTCCAACTGGAAGCCGCCAAGAAAAAGTACAAAGAAGCATACGAACTGGCAGACGTGGACGCCCTAGCAGAAGCCCAAGCAGAAATTGCCCAAGCTACTTTGCGTATGGACAAAGCATCTGGTATGAAACCCCTTGAGGTTGAAGAACGTGAGTATCAGCCCGCTGAACCAGAACGCCAGAAAGTTAGCCCCCGTACCCAACGTTGGGTGGAAAACAACAGCGACTGGTGGGGTCGGGATGACGAAATGACAATGGCCGCAATGGGTATTGACAGGAAGTTACAGAAAGAGTATGGTCCGGACTATGTAGGTACTGAAGAGTACTTCAAAACCATCGACAAAACGATGCGCAAACGATTTCCTGAGCACTTTGAAAGTGATCAGAGCTACGAGGATGATGATCCGCCTCCTAAGAAAAGGACATCAGAACCGGTTGACGAGGATGATGAAACCCCGCGCCGTGCAACAAGAATTACTTCGCCTGTAGCCCCGGCTACACGGAGTACTCCGCCAAATCGTATTCGACTGAAAGCATCAGAAGCCGCGCAAGCGCGTCGCCTTGGGGTGCCAATTGAAGAATATGCAAGACAGGCTGCTTTACTTAGAAAAGGTGTTTAATCATGACTGAAGCAAAACAAAACCGTTCGGATCGCGGCTTGGAATCACGGGCAACTACTTATAGACCTTCGTCTTGGCAGGCCCCCGAAGCTCTTCCAATGCCAGATGAGCGTCCCGGCTGGAAGCATCGGTATGTTCGATTGAGCACTATGGGTGTTGCTGATCCTAGCAATATCTCTTCTAAGTTACGAGAAGGATACGAACCCTGCAAAGCAGAAGACTATCCTGAACTCATGATGCACGCTGCCGTTGACGGCCGCTTTAGAGGCGGTATCGAAATCGGCGGGCTGTTGCTCTGTCGTATTCCAAAAGAGTTTATGGAACAACGTGCGCAACACTTTGCGAACTTGAACCAATCTCAAATGGACTCGGTGGACAACAATTTCCTTCGTGAACAAGACTCTAGGTCTAATATGGCGATGATCGTCGATAAGAAATCTAAGGTTTCGTTCGGTTCTGGTTCTTAAAATTTAGGAGTCTTTCAAATGGCTTATCCAACGGTAAATGCCCCTTACGGGCTGAAGCCGCTCAATCTGTACGGTGGTACACCCTTCGCGGGCGCTACTCGCCAGTACCGGATTGCTTCGGCGTACAACACAAGCATCTTCTACGGTGACCCCGTCGAGATGATTAACGATGGCACGATTATCAAATCCGCCATTACAACTGCTCGTGCAACTGTGACAACTTCACAGATCATGGGCGTTTTCTTGGGCTGTTCTTACGTTAACGCGCAAGGTCAGACTATTTTCGCTCAGTACTTCCCAGCAAACACTACTGCCCCAACAGGTACAGTTATTACCGCTTACGTGTGTAATGACCCTGACACCCTGTTCAAAGCTGTGATTGCCACTGGCGCTACTGCCGATGATGCTACTTCTGGCTTGTTGCCTTCCAGCACTACGCAATTTGCCGTTATTGGCACTAACGTAGCATTGGTGCAGAACACTGGTTTGACAACTACTGGCGATAGCCGTGTAGCTGTTGCATCATCTGCAACCACAGGAACACTGCCCTTGAACGTCGTTGACGTTGTGCCCGAGACATCTTATGTCAACGGTTCTGGCAACATCGTGTTCCCCGAGATCATCGTTCGTTGGAACTTTGAGATTCATACAACCACTATCGCTTCTGGCGTTTAATCAAGGAGCTAAATCATGGCTATTTCACGCGCACAACTGCTGAAAGAGTTGCTCCCCGGATTGAACGCTTTGTTCGGTATGGAGTACGCTCGCTACGGCGAAGAACACAAAGAAATCTACGAAACCGAGACTTCTGAGCGTTCGTTTGAAGAAGAAACCAAACTGTCCGGCTTCTCTGCCGCACCCGTCAAGAACGAAGGCTCTGCCATCGCTTACGACAATGCACAAGAAGCATGGTCAACCCGCTATACACACGAAACCATCGCCTTGGGTTTCTCAATCACTGAAGAAGCGATTGAAGATAACTTGTACGACAGCTTGTCTGCTCGTTACACCAAGTCATTGGCTCGTGCTATGGCATACACCAAACAGGTCAAGGCTGCTGCCGTCCTGAACAATGGCTTTAGCAATAGCTACCCCGGTGGCGACGGCGTGTCCTTGTTCAACGCAAGCCACCCC